CAATAAAACATCAGATGAATGTCATTTGAGTTTTGTAGATGATGGTCTTCTCCGATTAGTTTTTACAGCAGAGGATGAAGGTATAAATACTACATACTTTGTTGTGCGAAAAGCAGATTATTAAATACGTATAATAAACAAGGATGAACCTTCAGGACATCTAAGTTGTAAAAATTTATTAACCCGAGTAGCTAAGGCACTCACAAATTAAAATGATATGAGTACATTATTCAATGAACACACTCCTTTCGATATTTTATATCGAAACCTTTTCAAAGCAGATGAAGCATTCGCTCCTGCTTTAAATTCAAAACAACCCCATCCTTTAAACATTTACTACGATGAGAACGGTCTCCATTTTGAGATTGCTTGTACTGGTTTAACTAAGGATGATATCCAACTTAAAACTGAAGGAGATATATTAAATATCTCATATGATAAGCCTGAAGAATCTGATCCTAAAGATTATTCGGGGTACATCTATCATGGTTTAAGTAAAAAGTCATTTAGCTTAGGATATAAAATCGCTCCTAAATTTGACTTATCAAAAATCGAAGCAGAAATGCTTAACGGATTATTGAAAATTTTCCTCCCCCTAACTAAAGAATCAAAACCAAAAGCAATTAAAATTAAGTAACTAAGAACGTGGTGTCCTGAAGATTCGTTCGTATATTTACAGGGTAAGGTTGCGGTGGCAACTGAGCTTAATTTAATTTATTTTTAAGAGTTATGGAATATCTAAGAGATCCATTGTTAGGAGATTATTACATTGTTATTGATGAGTATAACTACTCAGCATACAAAACCATTGTTCCCAGTAGTGGTACACCTTATGAATCATGTATTGGTCATTTTGGTGAGATTGGAGGGGCACTTAAAAAAATTGCTGACAACACAATGAAAGGTCAGTCTTATGATAGTATTAAAGAATATATCAAACAATATAAATCAATTTTAAACAAATTTAACGAAAATTTTATGTAATGGTAAAAGCATTATTTAACGCCGTAATTGTAAAACCCATCGAAGAAGAGGAAAGTGTTCACGGCAACATTGTAGTTCCTGATATGGGTAAAGAAAAAAATATTAAAGGTGAAGTCACATCTGTAGGTCCTGGCACCCATCAGATGGGCCACTTCATTGAAACCACAATTAAAGTAGGAGATACTGTATTGCTCCCTCAAATGGGTCCTACCACAATGGACTACATGGGTGAGGAATATTTAATCTGTCAAGAAAATCAAATTTTAGCAGTAATTGAAAAATGAGTAAAGTAATTAATTACGGGGATGATTCCCGAAAAAAGCTAATTGAAGGTATTAACCAATTAGCAGATGCAGTTGTAACAACCTTAGGTCCTAATGGACGAAACGTAGTTATCCAGCAAGATCAAGGTGTACCTCAGAGTACTAAGGATGGTGTAACAGTAGCAAAATCAATTGAACTTGAGGACCAAGTTGAAAATGTAGGAGCCCAAATGCTTAAACAAGCAGCTATTAAAACTGCTGATCAAGCAGGTGATGGTACTACAACTTCGACTTTGTTGGCCCGTGAAATTGTAAATGCTGCTTCACGTTACAGTGATAAAGGACATAACATTGTAGAAATTAAACGTGGAATGGATAAGTGTGTTAAAGCACATGTTGATTTCCTACGAGAACTTTCTCAAGATATTTCAAGTGAAGATCAACTTCGCCAAGTAGCTACTATCTCAGCTAACAATGATGAGGAAATTGGAGAGTTGATTGCAACATCCATGGAAAAGGTAGGACGTGATGGTGTAGTTACTATTGAAGAATCACGTACTGGTGAAACTTATCTTGAAACTGTAGAAGGTTTACAATTTGATCGTGGTTTTAAATCACCTTATTTTGTAACTGATAATGATACAATGAGTTCTCAACTCAAAGATACTGCTATTCTATTTTACAATGGTAGAATCACTACAGTAAAGGATTTGTTGCCATTGCTTGAAAATCTATCTTCACAAGCAAAATCACTTCTTATTATTGCTGAAGACATTGATGGTGAGGCACTTGCTACTCTTATTGTTAATAAGATGAGAGGTACACTTAATGTTTGTGCTGTTAAAGCACCTGATTTTGGTGAACGTCGTACTTTGCTTATGAATGATATGGCTACCCTTACAGGTGGGCAGGTGATTGATAAAGATAAAGGCATGAAGCTTGATAAATTCAATCTTGATTGGTTGGGTGAATGTCGTACAGCTACAGTTACTAAAGAAACTACTACAATTGTAGATGGTGCTGGTGAAGAAGATGCTATTCAAAATCTTTGTGAATCACTGCAACGTCAGATTGAAAATTCATCATCACCATTTGAAACTGAACAGCTGCAAAAGCGTTTAGCTAAAATGACAGGAGGTGTAGCAGTAGTTCATGTAGGTGGAAACACTGAAACAGAAATGAGCGAAAAGAAGGATCGTGTCGATGATGCCCTTCAAGCAACTCAAGCTGCTATTCAAGAAGGCATTATCCCAGGTGGTGGTGTAGCATTACTTCGTTCAAGCATAAATGCTAGTTGTGAAGTAACAAATGATGATCAACAATTGGGTTGTGATATCATGTGTGCTGCACTTCGAAAACCATTCCAACAGATTCTAACAAATGCTGGAGTAGAAAACGTTCACCAAATTGAATTTACTACTACTTCTAGTGAGAATTTAAATATAGGTTATAACCTTAAAAATGGTAAGTATGAAGATTTCCTCAAAGCAGGAATTATTGATCCTACCAAAGTTACAAGATGTGCTCTTGAAAATGCTGCTTCAATTGCTGGTACTATTCTATTGACAGAATGTACTGTAGTAAATAAGCCATCAGAAAAATCAGACGAACCTCAACTAGGAGGTATGCCTGGAATGTTCTAAATTTAGGTAATGTCTGAATTTGAAACAGTAGAACAAAAGCAACTCATCGCAAAGAGAGTCCCACCTGGAGACAGGTGGGCTCTCGTCGATGAGCCTAGTGTAGTACATTCTACACTAACTGAAACACTAGAGGCATATTTTAAAAAAACACAATTTAATGCTGCTTTTTATTTAGACCCTATTGGGAGTGCTTTATATTCAGTTGCTAGAGTAGAGGTAGAAATTAAACCCGAACCAATCAAAACATTCGATTTTTATGGAGATGGCTACAAATAACAGTTTATGGGTTGAGAAGTATCGCCCCAATGTATTAGAAAATTATATTGGGAATGATCACCTTAAGGGTACTATGGCTAAAAATATAAAAGAAAATGATATGAATAATATGATTTTCTATGGCCCCGCAGGTACAGGTAAAACTACATTAGCTAAATTATTAGTTAGCAATCTTAACTGTGACTACCTCTATATCAATGCTTCAGATGAAAGGGGCATCGAAACAATTAGAGATAAAGTATCAGGATTTGCTAGTACTATGTCGTTTAAACCCCTTAAGGTAGTTATCTTAGATGAGGCTGATTTTTTAACGATTCAGGCTCAAGCATCACTTCGGAATGTTATTGAAACATTTTCTAAAAGTACACGATTTATTTTAACTTGCAATTATGTGGAGCGTATCATTGATCCACTTCAATCACGTTGTCAAGTACTTAAAATTGTACCTCCTAGTAAAGCAGATGTAGCAAAACACATTTTTTCTGTTTTATCTAAAGAAAACATACAACATAGTACAGACCATTTAAAGGATTTAGTTAATCAATACTACCCTGATGTACGTAAAATGCTCAATGTATGTCAGATGTCTTCTAAAGATGGTGAGTTAGAATTAGATAAACAAACACTTGTATCATCTAACTATGTTGATAAAGTAATTGAATTACTTCCTAATAAAAAGTCATTTAAACAAATTAGACAGGTCATCGCCGACTCTAATGTAAATGATTTTGAATCGCTGTATAAAACACTATATGAACGTATAGACGAATATACATCACGGCCTGCTGAAGCAATTATTATTATTGAAGAATACATGTACCACTCAAATTTTAGAATCGATAAGGAAATTAACGTGATGGCATGCATTGCTAAACTACTTGAAATCTCTGGAAAAGTTGTTATATAAAGACATCATAGAATTTGGAGATAGGAAATTTTTATTGTATCTTACAATAAGAGAAACACCTAAAATAGATGCTGATATCCTTAAACAATATTGGAATTGTGATACAGTACTAAAAAAAGACAACTTATATTACTTTTGTAATGAAATTAAAGAAATAGATTATGAAGAAATCAGAAATGACCCCCCAACAACCCCAAATTGATTTGGGTAAAACAACAGCTTTGCCAACCCCTGAAGGTAAAGATATTTGGAAACAAGGAGTAATCCTTAGAAAAGTATCTCGCTTTATTACAGGTGGAGATGAAGATGCAATTATGCCCATTCCAATCTTTTATGATGGTGCTACAGGTAAAATCTTAAAGGATACCTTGCCACCTGAACTTAGAGAGGATTATGACACTATTTGATTGGTTAAAGGAACTGACAGGTAAAAAACGCGATTGGGACTCCTTCACCGATAAGGAGAAGGAGTCCTTTAATCCTTATATGGTTAATCGTTTTTTATCTATGCATCAACCCTTTATTGAGTTAATAAATTATGTTCAAACCATTCCATATACTGATAAGAAAAAATACTATACAGTATACTGTGGTTTATTACCAAAACAAAATGTTTGGTTAAAATATATAAAATCAAAAATGAAACAACCCACAATTGAATTAGTAGAGGCCCTATCTAAGATTTATGAGTGTTCTACTCGTGAAGCCGCAACAGCAGTTGCTACATTAGATAATGACGTCTTAGAAGATATGTTATACAAAGCTGGCTACCAGGATAAAGAGGTAACAAAAATGTTTAAGTAATGGATAGTATAGTAAAATCAGTTATAAAACAATTTACTGAACGAGCAGAGTTTGGTAAAGAAAAGTATGGTGTTGATTTAGACAGGGAAGATTTAGTATTCGGTGAATGGGTTACTCATATGAAAGAAGAACTTATGGATGCCATACTTTATTTAGAAAAATTAGAAAAACTATCAGATGATAGCATACCAAAATCCTGATTATGCTTTAGGAAATTTTATTATGGTAACTCCTGCTATTAAAAAATTAGCAGAAGACTTAGGAAAACCTGTAGATGCTGTTTTTACTAAGGATTATGTAAAACAATGTTTTTTAGACTGTCCTTTTATAAATCACATAGATTCTATAAAAGATAAAAATATTGTTATTGATAGTAATATGATTAACTTAACTATACCTGACTATCAATACTCATTCCAAAGAGTACATAACATACCATGGGCAAAAGAATACCACACATATGTAGATTCCCCCCAAGAATATAATTACTCAGATCAGGACTATTTATTAGTTTTAAATGGCTTAGCAGGAGGTAACTGGAAAGGGAAAAAAGAAACTCCTCAACATATACATAAGTTAATCAAAACTCATTCTAATTTACCAGTATGGTTTACAGGGAGTCAAACAGATTTAGATGTTAATTCTCCTTGGATAGGAGGAATGGCAGATAGAATTGAATTAAATAATATTAGAAAATCCTTAGCCATAGTAAGGGATGCTAAACTTATTATAGCTAATGACACAGGGTTAGCTCATGCTGCTGGAGCTTTAAATAAAAATATTTTAATACTTTGGAAAGATACCCCTTTTGTAAAAAATCAAAATCCTGGTAAAAATACAAAATATGCTTTAAAGCATGAATGGGAACAAAAAATTTTAGATTACCTAAAATAAATAAAACATAAAAACTTAAAATAGAAATGAATGGGTTAAATAAACAAGAAGTCCAAAAATATTGGGTAGATAGATCACAACAACAGGGTAAAAAAACTGTTGGTTTTACAGGCCATGATCTAAATCAACAAAATAGAGAATATGATGAAAAAATTTCATTTGTTTTACCTTGGGTAGATCGTGAATTATTGACTTTAGATTATGGATGTGGTGTTGGAAGATGGTCTGGGATATTTGATAGGTATATTGGGGTTGATATTACCCAAAATCTTCTTAATATAGCTATTAAAGAAAATCCTTATAAAAAATATTATTATCTCCCTACACCTACGTTAGAAGATTTTACTGCGGTTGATTTAAGTCAAGTAAAACAATTTTTTGCTTCTACTGTGCTTCAACATTGTGATGATAGTTTGTGTGATAATATTATTCAAACTTTTGCATCACATAAGCCTGTTTCTCCTATTTTTATATTATATGAAACATCAATTAAAGAAGGAGCATACCACAACAAAGGTAGATCAACTTTAGAATATGCTAACATTATAAGTAAACATTTTTCTGTAAAGCAGGTTGAATCTGAAGAACATTTAGTGCATAACCAACCTCATACAGTAAGTAAAATTATTACTAATGCCTAAAAAGCCCCAAATACTTAAGGAGATACAGAATAAAGAATTGCCTGAAGTAAACTACGCTTACCAGAAGACAATTTCTTATTCACAAATGTCAATGTATAGAAGTTGCCCTCATAAGTGGGAACTTCAATATAAAGAAGGACATTATAATAATGATCCTAATATTCATTTTACTTTTGGAACCTCAATGCATGAGGTAATCCAAGATTGGCTTACAGTTTTATATGAGGAATCTTCCCTTGTAGCAGACGACATGGATTTAGAAGGATTGTTCCAGGAAAAATTTATAAATCTATATCAAGAAGAATATAAGAAATTTAAAAACACCCATTATTCCTCCCCAGAGGAGCTTAGAGAGTTTTTTGAAGATGGAGTAGCAATTCTTAATTTTCTTCAAAAGAAACGTAGTACTTATTTTAGTAAACGTGGGTGGCATTTAGCTGGTATCGAATTACCTATCGTAATGAACGTTGGTAACAATTTAGTATACAAGGGTTTTATTGATATGGTATTATATCATGAACCTACAAATAAATTTTATATCTACGATATAAAAACATCTAGAAGTGGGTGGAATGCTAAAGCTAAAAAGGACGAAACTAAACAAATGCAGTTAGTTCTTTATAAAAAATTCTTTAATGAACAGTATGGAATTCCACTCGAAAATATAGAAGTTGAATTTTTCATAGTTAAAAGAAAAATATGGGAAAACAGTGACTTCCCTATATATAGGGTACAACTCCATAAACCAGCAGCAGGAAAAAATAAACTTAAAAAAGCAGATAGAATTTTAGAAGAATTTATTTCTGAATGTTTTACTCCTAAAGGTAAATATCAAGATAAAAAACATGTTAAAGTAGTATCCCCTTTATGTAAGTGGTGTGCTTTTAATAATAATAAAGAATTATGCGATAAATCATAAATTTTCTTGACTCCGTACATATTTATATACAACAAACATATAAAAAATATTATTATGAGTAAAAAAGATTTAACATTAACAAGCGTAAAAATTCAAAGTGATTTATTTGAAGAGTTTAAAGTAGCATGTGTTAGACATAAGTTTTCTTTCCAAAAACTTGCTGACCGATGTGTTCATTTGTATCTTACAGATGAGGATTTTAAACGACAAATCCACAATCACAACAATTTAGACTTAAAATAAAAAATGAAAAAAGGTTATATTCCAAAAGATCAACGAAAGAAAATTTTGTTGATGTGTGATGATATTCGAACCCATTCTGGGATAGGTACAATTGCAAAAGAAATAGTATTAAATACAGCCCACCATTACAACTATGTCAATTTAGGTGCCGCTATTCAACACCCTGAAGTAGGAAAACGCCTTGAATTAAGCTCAGACACAAATAAAGAAGCTGGAATAGATGATTCTTCAGTAATTATTTATCCTTCTAATGGTTATGGGTCCCCTACTCAACTAAGGCAATTAATAGCAACTGAAAAGCCAGATGCTATTTTTATCATTACTGACCCTAGATATTGGGCTTGGCTCTTCCAGATGGAAGGAGAAATTAGAAAACAAATTCCTATTGTTTATTTAAATATTTGGGATGATTACCCTGCACCTCGTTACAATGAATCTTTTTATGAATCATGTGATTTACTAATGGGTATCTCTAAACAAACTGTTAATATTAATAAAATAGTATTAGGGGATAAAGCAAAGGATAAAATTATTGAATATGTCCCTCATGGATTAAATCATAATATTTATAAACCATTAAAAAAGGATAATCCTGAATTAATAGAATTCAAGAAACATTTATTTGAAGGTAAAGAATATGATTTTGTAGCTTTTTATAATTCAAGAAACATTAGACGTAAACAAGTACCTGATACTATTTGGTCATTTGTTCAATTTGTAGA